AATAATCCTACAGCATCAAGAGTTACATTAATATCACCAACAACAAGACACTTAATTCATCTTGGAACAGAGACAACTATCGGTGATACAACCACACAAGATGATATGTTTATTAGATTTTCTGATCAAGAAGGTATTAATGTTTATGCACCGTCGGCTACAAACACAGCAGGGACACAAAGATTACAAGACGGCACTAAAATAGTAGGAGCTCTAAAAGCAAAAGAAGTTATCTTGATATGGACTGATAATGCTTTGTATACTATGAAATTTATAGGTTCTCCTTTTACATTTAGCTTTGAACAAGTTGGAACAAACTGTGGTTTGATAGGTAAGAACGCTGTCGTTGAAATAGACGGAGCTGCGTTTTGGTTAAGTCAAAAAGGTTTCTTTTTATTTGATGGTACAGTAAAATCTTTGCCTTGCACTGTAGAAGATTTTGTATTTAATAATTTTGATACTACAAAAGGACAACAAGTTTCAGCAGGATTGAATAACTTATTTACTGAAGTTACTTGGTATTATCCTTCAGCTACATCTTCTTTTAACGACAAGTATGTAGTGTTTAATTATGGTGAGTCTTCAGGTGTGCCTGGTGGAGTTTGGTACACAGGAACAGAAGCAAGAACTAGTTGGATGGATGCAACTATATATCCTAATCCATACGCTACTAAATACAGCAGCACGGCTGATGGAACATTTCCAGATGTCATAGGTCAAGATGGTTTAGGACAAACAAAATATTTTGAACATGAGGTAGGAACAGATCAAGTAAACGAAGATGGATCTACTACAATAGTTTCTTCTTTTATAAAATCTTTTGATATAGATTTAGAACAAAGAAGAAAAAATGCATCAGGACAAGCTGTTGGAAACACATTAGCAGGTGAATTATTTTTAGCAGTTAGAAGGTTTGTTCCAGATTTTAAAGATTTACAAGGTAATTCAAAAGTAAGTTTAGCTGTAAAAAGATATCCACAACAATCAGATACCACTACAACGTTGAGTCCTTTTACAGTTGATTCTACAACAGATAAAAAAGACACGAGAGCCAGAGGTCGTTTTGTAAATGTAAAAATAGAAAACGATGCAGCTAGTGAGAAGTGGAGATTTGGAACTTTAAGATTAGATATACAACCAGATGGGAGACGTTAATGCCAAAGATTAGTGTAAGAATACCAGAACCAAAAGAAGAATATGATTTTTCTAACCAAAAACAAATAAATAGAACTTTGTCTTTGGTTGTTGAACAATTAAATTCTACATATTTAAGTGAAACAAAACAGGAGCAAGAGAGATTCTCTTGGTTTATAAGTGGCTAATATATATAAAAATGAATTAGTAGATCTAACTACTACAGATAATACTACTGTATATACAACACCGTCTGATTCAAGAGCTATAATTAAAAGTATTATAGTATCAGAAGATGCTGGGTCAGGATCTACAATAACTTTCACTATAACAAATGCTGCATCCGCAGTGTTTAGTTTATTTAAAGACAAAACTATAGCCTCAAAAGCAACAACTGAGCTGTTAACTCACCCTTTAATTTTAGAAGAAAATGAGGTATTAAAGGCACAAGCAGCCGATGCAAATGAATTACACGTAATTGCATCTATATTGGAGATAAACAGAGACTAATGCCATTCATAGAAACAGAAGCTAAAAAAGAAATGAAGATCATAAACGGTAAACCAACTATGGTTCTTACACCAGAATGTGAGGTTACTTTAAAAAATTTAAAAACGGGTCAAGAATATATGTCGGATGCAGAAGCAGATGCAGATGTAGATAACCCTGGAACAGACACTAAAAGAGAAGATATCTCTAGAAGTGTAAAATTAACAGTAGAGTCTTTACCACTTGGAGGAGACTCAAAAATATAATAGAATGGTACGATGGCAATAACTAGAGCACAACAAGTAAAACAGATGTTACGAAAAGGTGGTAGATCAGGCTATAGATTTGGCGGTGGATACCAAGGCAGCGATGCTAATACAGGTCAAGGTGGGGCATCAAAAGGACCATCTGGAGGAAGTAAATCTTCTGGGGGAGGCGGTGGCTCAAACAAAGACGACAACAGACAAACATATTCAGCAACACAAACTGTAAAGAAAAGACCTAAAGTAAAAAGACCTACAAAAGATAAATCTGATTTCTCAGGTGTTAAACAAATAGGAAAAACAGTAGCTACTAATACTGCTAAAAATTTAGCAGCAAGAGAGATAGCAAAAAAATTAGGATTAGGAGCGTTTAATCTTTTTGGTTTAGGATTACCACAATTACTAGCAATAGGAGCTGTAGGAAAAAAAGCAATAAAAGATATTAGAGATCCACAAGTAACAGAAGATGATGTTACATTAGGTCTAGAAGGTTTAGACGTGTCACAAATTAGACCAAGTCCTTTTGAGACCACAGCTCCAAGAATGCAATTTGCAGAGCTAACTCAAAAACAAAAAGATTTTTTAAGTAGTCCAAAAGTTAAATTTTCTTTACAAGAAGGTATCCTAACTCCAAAACAAGTATTTGAAAAATTACCCTCTTACGAAGAAAAAGGGATATTTGGAATAGGTGGACAAGAGCCAACTACACCTCAAGAGTTTAATGAGTATTTACAATCACAAAACCTACCAACTATGCAAGTTAAAGATGGTGGACGTATTGGATATAGATTTGGTGGTGGGTATCAAGGCAGTGACGCTAAAACAGGTAAAGGTGGAGCATCAAAAGGGCCATCTAGCGGCGGTGGCGGCGGAAGCCAAAAAGATGATCGAGATCCAGGCGACAGAGGCAGAGGAAGTATGCCAATTAGAACTACAAAAAAAACAGAGGCTCAAAAAAAAGCTGAAAGAGAAAAATTTAAAGCAGACAGGAAAACATTTGTACGTAATTTAAAACCTGAAAGTGGATTAAGTAAAATTATTAGACAGGGTGGTTTTATTCCTACTATGCTTCGTAAAATTACTGATTCAGAATTTAATAAAAGAAGAAGAGCAGGTTTTATGACTGACTTAGATGCTCTTTCTAAAAGATTTCAAAAAAGAAGAAATATAAATTTACCTTTTGGTATTGGTACCTTTGACGCTAACGCAAGAACAAAAAATAATTTGTTACAAGCTTTATTAGAGGAAGCACAAGACGATCTTGGCTTAGTTGCTATGTCTCCAGGGCCTTTTGATTACATGAATAAACGTTCAATAGCTCTTAGTGATTTACCTAAAGATAAACAAGACGAAATTTATGATAAAGTTATGGATGCTAGAATGTCAGGAAAAACAGATGCTGCTGGTAATTTAAAATCAGGATTTATGTTTGATGCACAAGGAAATATTATATCCACTGGTAATGATGGTAGAGATGACAGTGTTATTATACCGACAACAACTGCTGCAGTAGATGTTGGAGATACAGCATCTGAAGAAGATCCTTTTGGTATTCCGTATAGATTTTTTGCTGATGGTGGTATGCCAAAAGATGCACCTGTAGGTGGGATCATGGATATTGAATCAGGAAGACAAATGTATTTCTTAGGTAAGCTAGTTAAAAAAGCAAAAAGAGCTGTAAGTAAAATTGTAAAATCACCGTTAGGTAAAGCAGCTTTAATTGGTGGCGCATTATATTTCGGTGGAGCAGGAGCAGGAGCAGGGAAAGGTTTAGGTTCTTTTTTTGGTAAAGGTAGTTTTAATCCATTAAAAGCGTTAATCACGACTGGTCCTCAAACAGGTAAAATGGGAAGTAGTGGACTTGGTAGATTATTAGCAAAATTTGGTTTAGCTACCGAAGGAAGTTTAACAGGCAAAGGTATGTTAGCTTTAGGTGGACTAGGTCTAACAGCATTACCTTTCTTAACAGGTCAAGAAGAGGAAGAAGATCAAATGATCTTAGACCGTGGACCAGGGCTCAATATGCGTCAGATAAGAGAAGATGCTATACTAAATCCAGGAGCTGTTTATGCTAATGCATTTAGATTATATGGTAATAGTGGAGGTCGTGCTGCTTTTCAAAAAGGTGGAGATGCTGAACCAGTAGCAAAAGAGACAATGCCATTATTAAAGATGGGTGGTAAAGAAATGGATTTAAGAGATAACGGAGGCTTTGTTCCAATAGGTAGAATGGAAAGAGCTGACGATGTGCCTGCTAGATTGTCAAAGAATGAGTTTGTATTTACAGCAGATGCTGTTAGAAACGCTGGTGGAGGCGATATAGACAAAGGTGCTGAAGTTATGTATAATACCATGAAAAACCTCGAAGCCGGGGGTGAGGTATCAGAAGAAACGCAAGGCTTAGATGGCGCTAGAAACATGTTTCAAACAGCTAAAAGATTAGAGGAAGTTTTATAATGTCAACAACAACCACTAGAAATTTACCCGCACAGTTTGTTGAAGATCTAGGTAAAGATCTAGCAACACAGATCACGGCCCAATCGGGTGTACCCGTAGTAACAACAGGTATAGCTGGATTAGGTAAAGCACCAACAAAACAATCTTTTGAGACACAAGCACAATTTGATGCAAGAAAAGGATTATTTGATGCCCAAAGACAAGCGGCACTAAGATTTGAACAACGACAACAAGCGTTAAGTGGTTTAGCACCACAAGTAGCAGGACAAGATGCTTTACAAAGAAGAGCACAAACTTTAGCAACACAAGGTATAGGTTCTTTTCAACCAGCATTAAGAGAAGCACAAGCAGCATCAGCCGCAGCAATATCACCACAAATTGCACAACAGTTCATGTCACCGTATCAACAACAAGTTATTGATGCGTCATTAGCTGAATTTGATAGAAACCAAGCTGTACAAGAACAACGGATCAGGGACTCAGCAGTTGCATCAGGAGCTTTTGGTGGCGGTAGAGAAGGTGTTGCATTAGGAGAATTTCAAACAGGTTCTGCAAGAGAAAGAGCATCTTTACAAGCAGGATTATTACAACAAGGGTTTGGTCAAGCACAAGCGTTAGCTGCACAAAGATTTAATCAACAACAAGGTTTAGCTCAACTACTACCTTCATTACAAAGACAAGACGTTTCAACTTTAGGTTCATTGGGCGCATTGAACCAAGCTCAACAACAGGCACAACTAGATGCACAAAGAGAAGCTACAAGACAAGCAACATTCCTACCACAAGAACAGTTAGATAGATTTGCAGGTCAGGTAACTGGTATCATGGGTGGATATCCTGCACAATTCCAAACAACTAACCAACCAAATCCTACACCGTTACAAAGTGCATTAGGTGCAGCAGCAACAGGTATAGGTATATACTCGGCACTTAAATAATGAATAGAATATTAAAAAGACCAATGTTTAGAATGGGTGGTGCAGCAGAAGGCATTACATCTGGTTTAGATAGACAAAACTATAAAAACGGTGGAGACTCACAAATCAAAGCTGACGCTCAAAGAATATTTAATTTATCACAAGAGTTGGCAAAAGAAAACGAATTAGAAAGAGGAAGAGGAATGCCTGGTTCTCTAGCATCTTTTTTAATACCTTTTGGATTAAATTTAGCCTCTGCTACACCAAGAGGAAATATTATTGCAACAGCAGCCGAGTCTGCAAAGGATCCTTTTAACAGATTTCAAGCTGCTAGATTTACAGAGGAACAAGATGAAAGAAGAAGAATGAGAGATGCCTTAGATACAGCTGTATCTAGTGCAGTAGATTTAGAAAGAGAAAGAATTGAAGCTGGACCAACAGGAACAGCCGGTAGAGATCCTTATAAATTTGAAGTAGAGTTAACTAAATTAGAACAATACATAACACAAAATAATGAACTTAGACAAAGAAACGAACTTCTTACAGAAAAGTTACAAGGTATAGGAACAAGTCCTGCAGATGAAACAACTCCTCAAAGTGAGATAGATAAAGATAAAAAAATAATTCAGGATGAAATTGATAGTAATAATAGGATGATTGGCACTAACGAAAGATTATTACAAAAAATAGAAGGTAGAAATGATCTTAGCCTTGACGAAGCAAGAGCCATAATTGAAGCGTATGGTGTAGATTCACCTGAATATGCAGAATATAAAAAAACTGGTAAAATACCAGTGGCTCAAAAAGATGGTGGTAGAATAGAAAAAAATATGGGAGGATCTATAACAGGGGGCGCTGAGGACGTTGAAGAAGTAGAAGAATTATCATTTACAGAATTACGAGCTAGACTACCTAATGAAATATCTAATGATATTGTTAGATTACTATCAAATAGTAAACAAGCTTTGTTAAGTTTTGCAAACATACAGACACAAGAAGACGTAAATCAATTTAATCAACAATATAACGTAAACTTGACATTACCATCGGAGGCTTAACATGGAGCCTTTTAAAAAAAAGGATAGAGAAGTCGACTCTGATTCATTAAAAAATGTAATTAAAGAGCAATTAAATAGAAGAAAAAAACCAGTAAAATTTACCTGGGAGGGTTTAAAAAATCTTAGTTTATTTTTTGAAACAAACCCCTTTGATAAATTAAAAGTAGAAAGATTTAAAGAATTAACAGAGGGATCAAAAGCAAAAGAAAAAGATTATGTAGACTTTTTTGAAGATGTTGAAAGAGGTTTATATGGTGGTGTTCAAGATTTAGGATACGCTGTAGGAGATCTTTTAACTTCAGGAATAGATATAGCAGCAGACACAGAATTAACAGAAAAATTAACTGAGGCCTATGAACAAAATAAAGTAAAGGATACAGAAACTTTATTAGGTGCCACTACAAAAGTTTTAACACAATATGGTGTTCCAGGAGGTGCTGTTGCAAAAGTAGCTAATAGAATAAAAGTATTAAAAAAAGCAAAAAATGCCAAAACAAAAACTCAAAAACTTTTAAATGGAGCTAGAAGAATTGGTTACATGTCTACAGTTTTTGGTGCAACAGATTTTATTGCATCTGAACCAGGTAGAGAAACTATTGGGGTAAAACAAGAAAAAACAGAGGGTCTTACAGGTGATGATTTAGCCCTTGCTAGATTAAGAAATAGAATTAGATACGGAGCAGAGGGAGCTTTGATAGGAGGTGGTTTTTCTTTATTAGGAAAACCCGCTGCAATAGGTTTTAAATACGGTTTATTTAAGCCTGGTGCTAAGATTGCTGGACTTGGGTTAAAGGCAGTTGATAAAGCAGTGGTGACACCTGTAACATATCTTGCAGCCAAAGCAACACCAGCGCCTGTAGGTAAAGCTTTAAGATCGTCAAGTAAATTTGTAATTGATAAATCTTTATCAACTCTTTTAACATTAAATCCTAGAAAACAATTACCTGAGTTTGATAAATGGAGATTGTTTTCTGAGACTAGTAAAGATCCTTTGGAAAGAAAATTAAGAAGATTGGACAATTTTTTGTCTTATTTTAGGTCTCTTGGTAAACAAACAGGATTAGGTTATCAAATAACATCAGATGCAAAAAGAAGAATAAAAGCACAATCAAGAACAATAGAAAAATATTTAGAATCTATTGAAAAAAAATCTTACGATTTAGCAAAAAGTTTTGAAGGTCAATATAATACCGCTACGACGTCACCTGCTAGTCAAGATTATTACTTAGACCAAGTTCTTTCTTTTTTAAAAGGTCAAACAAAATTACCTGCATTGCCAAAAGAATTACAATCCACGGCACAATCATTAAACAAAGAATTATTTAATATTAAAAAAGTTTTTGGAGATTTATTACCAGATGGTGATTTAAAAAAATATATCACTAATAATTTAAAAACTTACATGCGTCAGTCTTTTTCAATATTTACAAATCCTGCCTATCAACCAGATAAAAAAGTTAAATCAGATGCTGTAGATTACATTATGAAAAATGTAATAGGATTAACTCCAGGCAAAGGGGGAAATAAAGATATAAGAGAAGCTGCTATTAAAACTCTAAAAACACCTAACATGACAAATAAAGAAGCAATACAAGAAATGGCTGAAAATATGGTAGATGATATTTTAAGAGCAGGTAAACAAGATGGAGTAGATCCTTTAACTATAATTAGAAACATAGGAAAAAAAGAATTAAGGTTAGATAGATTAATTAAAACTGGAGAAGAACTTCCGACTGCTATTAAAAAGTTATTAGGAGAAGAAAATAATTTAAGAGCATCTGTTTTAGTGACTTCATCAAACGCGATAACTCAAGCCACAAATAAAATGGCCATGGATAAATTAGCTGAAATAGGAGTAAAACAAGGTTTTTTATTTAAAAGCAAAGAAGCTGCAACAGCAAGAAGATTTTTAGGAACACAAAAAATAGGAGCCATGAAAAGTTTAGGTTTATTAAAAAGTGACATGGAAAAACTGTACGCAACTCCTGAACTTGTTCAAGCTTTTAGAGGAACCTCTGTTGGTTTGGATAGATGGATACAATCTGGATTTTATAGAAATTTATTACAATTAAAAGTAGCAGCTCAGTATGGTAAAACTGTACTATCACCGGTAACACAAGTTAGAAACGTAAGTTCTGCTAGTTTATTTCCTTTAGCAAGTGGACACATTGGAGGAAGAGCATCTGTGTCTGAGTCGTTAAAAATGGTTATAGATGATATTTTTGGTGCAGGAAAAGTTATAGACGAAGATAAGTTTATAAAAAATTTAGAAAGAAAAATAGAGTTAGGAGTTATAGATGAAAACATTGTTGCATCAGAATTAAGCGCAGTATTAAATGAAATTAAAAATACAAGAGGTGTAACTAGTTTAGATAAATTAATTAGAAAACTTTCGGACGGAAAATTTACATTTAGTGACCCAGCTTTACAAGGTTTAGCCACAGGAGCCAGCAAGTTTGGTAGAAACGCAGCAAGAGTATATGCAGGGGGTGATAACTTATGGAAATGGTATGGACATGAATATGTAAAATCACAATTAAAAGGATTATTTAAAAACACAAACGACGTTTCAAAATGGTACAAAGAGGTGGTTGGTAGAGAGTTTATTAAAAAAAATACTTTTACTGGAAAAATAAAAAATTTAGATGAAGCAACAGAGGAAGCAGCAGCCTGGTATATTAGAAATACTTATCCAACTTACAGTAAAGTTCCAAAAGCAATTCAAGATTTAAGAAAACTACCTTTTGGTAACTTCGTATCATTCCCTGCAGAGATGATAAGAACAACTTATAATATACTAAGCATAGGAGCAAAAGAGGCCACTTCAGACAATCCTTATTTAAGACAAATGGGATACAGAAGATTACTAGGAGCGTATACTGTATTAGGTGGAGCTTCAAAAGGAGCTTTAGCTTTAGCTAGTGGTATTACAGGAGTAACGACCGAACAACTAGAAGCATATAAAAGAAGTCTATCTGCGCCTTGGAACTCTAGATCAACTTTACTACCAATAAACAAGTGGAAAGATGGTGTTGGAAAAGCAATTAACTTTTCATATTTTAGTCCTTATGATGTTGTAACATCACCTATTGAGGGTTTATTTAAAACAATACAAGAAGGTAAACTAAAACAACAAGATGCAGAGGTTGCAGTATTTAATGGATTTTTTGGAGAGGGAGGTTTTGTAAGAACATTATTAAATCCTTTCTATAGTCAGCCTATCGCGTATGAAAGATTTACCGACGTGCTACCTACGATTATAGGTGCTAGAGGTGGTAGAACTAAAACAGGTTCGTTGGTTTATTCTGAAACAGATTCAGGAGAAGAAAAAGTTTTAAAAAGTTTAGTTCATGTAATTAGAGGTGTAGAACCTGGTTTTGTAACAACTGGAGACAAACTCATTCAAGGTGTTCAAGAAGACGTATCTAAAGGTGGAGTCCCTATAAGTTTACAGGATGAATTATTAGCGTTGTTTTCAGGTATTAGAATAATAAACGTAGACGCTCCAAGATCAATGCAATTTAAAGTTACAGAATACAATAAAAATAAAAGAGCTGTTACAACAACTGAAAAATTTTTTAGTTTAAGAAATTTTAGACAAAGAGGACCAGAAGCTTTAGCAGAGGAGTTTAAACAAATACAAGAAGAAAATTTAAAAGTAAACAGGAACTTTCATATAATTTTAAAAGATGCTGAAACCATGGGAGTACCAAAAAATGTTTTAAGAAAAGTTTTAAAACAAAGAGGTATATCTTCAAAAGATAGTGGAAAATTACTAAGAGGTATAAACATACCATACAAAGGTTATGATGGTCGTATGAAAAAAAGAGTTAAAGAAGCGAGAAAATTAGCAAAAGAAAGAGGGGAAAGTATTAATCCTAATTATTTTTATCCTAGAAGAAAATTCTTAGATATAGTTAGAGAATACAATAGAAAAAAATTAATACCTGAAATTAAAACTGAAGATAGAACAGGCACTGAAATAAACACTGGAATAATTGACTCTATTAGAGATTTTATAGGTGATAGATTTAATAGAGATCAAACTTCTAGAATTCAAACACCAGCTTTACCAAACACACCTACACCAAGAGTGCAAACAGCTGCAAATATAAACCCTATTACAGGGTTGACACGTACCCAACAAGCGTTACTATCACCAGAGGAGCAAGTTATTGCTAGGAAAACATAATGGCATTAGAACCTAAAAATACTAGAGAACATATTTTATCTTTATATGGACACATATCAGGTGTTAAAAAAAATTTAAAACATGTACACGAAGACGTAGAAAAGTTGGGTGGTAAGATAGATCAGATCTATTGGGTTCTTTTGACTGTCGCGGGAACTGCAGTCGTTTTTGTGTTGGAAAGGATGTTTGGATGAATCTTTCGCGTAATTTCACTTTATCAGAGTTAATTAAATCAGATACCGCTATACGTAAGGGTATCAATAATAACCCTAACGCAGAGCAAATAGAAAAACTAAAAGCATTGTGTGAAAATATTTTGCAGCCAGTGCGTGATCACTTCGGCAGGGTCAAGGTGACTAGCGGATTTCGTAGCCCAGAGTTATGTGTAGCCATTGGTAGCTCTGTAAATTCACAGCACGCCAAGGCCGAGGCCGCAGACTTCGAAGTAATCGGAACAGACAACGCTGAACTTTTTGATTGGATAAAAGCAAACCTGACGCCAGATCAGCTTATACTCGAGTTCTACACTCCAGGTGAACCTAACAGCGGATGGATCCATTGCAGTTGGGTAGCAGATCAACCAAGAGCATCGTTTTTACACGCATACAGATCTGAAGGTAAAACAAAATATAAACCTATACTAGGAAGTGCCAGAGATATTGTTTAGATCCAATCTTTCAATTCTTCACCCATGACTTCGGATGCAATATTTATTTTATTTCTTAGAGCCTCAACAATCTTTTCGTCAACAGTGCCCTCAGAGATCAAGTCAACATAAGTTACTTTTTCTTTTTGTCCTATTCTGTGTGCTCTGTCTTCTGACTGTAATCTTTTTTCAAGATCATAACTATTAGAATAATAGATAACAGTATTAGCTTGTGTAAGTGTGATACCATATCCACCTGTTTGTGGTGTGCCTACTAAGAATCTACACTTAGGATCATTTTGAAATTTACGAATATTATCTTGTCTTTCTTCTTGAGAAGTTAAACCATAATAGTGAACATAAGAATCTTCTCCGTATTCTTTAATTATTCTTTGTATGATTTCACCTACACTTAATTGATAGTTAGCCCAGATTATTGCTTTACCTTCTGTTTCATCTAAAACATTCATGAGTTCGTTGAGTCTGTTGCTATCTACAGCTTGTGTTGTGCCATCATCAGCTGTAAAATGACCACAAGTTATTTGATGTAGTCTCATGAGTTGAGTTAATACAGTCATGGTAGTTGTAACTTTACCATTTAACACAGCTGCAGCTGCTTTTTTCATCTGTTCGTAAACTTTCTTTTGATCTGGTGTTAGAGCAACATATCTTTTCATAAAAGTTTTTGGTGGTAAATCTAAACAATCTTCTTTTAATACTCTTTCAGAAAATGTTTTTACTGTATCAGATAACTCACCTAGATTTTTAAATTCACTAACAACCTGTATCGATCTACCACGTAGATGCATAGTTTTCATTTCTGCATATCGATTACGAAACGCGTAGTATGATGTAAAGTCCAACAACCACGGATCAAGGAACTCACACTGACTATACAAATCTAATGGATTCTTTGTAATAGGAGAGCCTGTCATGATACGTCTGTATTTAGCAGACTTACCTAGGCCAACTATATTTTTTGTTCTCTTCGCAGATGGATTTTTTATTGTAGTTGACTCATCAACTGCCATTAAAACTTTGTGAGTATTTAAAAATTTAGATGCATATTTAACACCTTTATCTGTAGACAAAGCTTCAACATTCATAATTAAAATATGTAAAGCCGTATCTATTTCATAAAGAGATTCTAATTTTTCTTGTTGTTTTTTTGTTATGTTTGCTTGCCACAATACAGTCACATTCTCTATGTGATTAGGTAAGTGTGTAGGTAGTTCTTGTTCATACCAAGTTTTAACAACACCTTTAGGTGCTATAATTAAGGCAGCATTAACTTTACCTTTATCGTAAAGCATAGCTAAATTATCTATTAATACTTTTGTTTTACCTGTACCCATCTCCATAAAATAGGCAAAGGTTTCTTTATTCCATGACTTTTCTAATGCAGTCAATTGGTGTTTGTATGGTTTTGTTTTAAATTTATATTTCATAATTTTCTTCTTTCTAGGGTTGACATATAATCCTGGATAGCTTATATGTCAAGTCATAATGTCAGAAAGAATAGTTTACGTTATACAAAAAATTGCAGGTACGCAGGCTGGTAATCCCAAAATAAATATTATGGGTGCACAAAAATATGGTCAGTTTAAATTCTTATTACCAGAATTTTCACAAATGATTTTTTCTCCTGGTCCTTTAGTTTTTAAATTAAGACAAGGATTAAAAGATTTTAAAAAAGGAGATCATTTATTATTAACAGGTGATCCTGCACTAATAGGTGTTGCATGCTCTATTGTATCTGATATTACAAACGGAAAATACAATATATTAAAATGGGATAAACAAGAAAAACAATATTATCCTATTGAAATTAATCTATACGAGAAAGGAGAAATAGATGACAATTGATTTTGAAAAAGATCAACAGGATGCAATGAGTAAAACTGAACATATTCAGTCTCTTGCAGATCAAGTAGAAAGGCTAGAGGGTTTATTACGTAGAATAGAACTTAGCGAAAATAACTTAAAAGATTTAAAAAAAGAACATCAACGTATATCAGGTGAAGTAATACCTACAATGATGTCAGAGATGGGACTGTCTGAACTAAAACTTCAAGATGGGTCTCATTTAAAAGTTTCAACGTCTTATCGTGCTACCATAACGGAAGCAAATAAAGAAGAGGCGTTTAACTGGCTTCGTAACAATGGACTAGGAGATATTATTAAAAATGAGATCTCGGTGTCTTTTGGTCGTAACGAAGA